CCTCTTCTGATTTTTGTGATGATTGTTCTTCCTGGCGGAAAGAAAGACCCCCACCCGATTTCTCTGATGATTGTTTGAGTGGAATAGTATGTGAAGGCTCTCCCTCGCGCGGCTGGCCCGAAAGCGGGGCCCCCCATGCGGTGGGGTCGCTGGTGGCGCTATCGTCGATGGGCTGGGGATCGCTGGCCGGAAGCTGGGAGCTGGGAGCCTGGCCGCCTCTGATTTCGGCCAGCAAGTCTAGGGCATCATCGGCCACTATGTCGGCATCGATGGTGACGGTCTGCAGCCTGGAGAGTAAGCGGGCGCGGATATCGTCGGATCGATTGACTGTGGTTATCTCTTTGCGCTCTACGAAGGCGCCTACCTCGAACAGAGAGCCCAGTAGCTTCAGGCATTGCACACGCTGAGCAGGAGGGAAGTCTTCGTCAAGGGAGTGTTGGACAAGCTGCTGGACGAGCAGAGACTTCAGTTGAGCAGGGGTTCTATGTTTCTCAGCCTCTATCGCTAGCTTGTACGCCTCCACTTCTGACTGAATCCTAGCGTCAGCTGCTAGCCTATACGGATGGACGGCTACTGTTGTCTTGGCTGGTTTAGCGTTATAGCTGTCTCTGTATGCTTGTGCCTTAGTCTTACCCAATGCAATTCCCCGGGCGAACTCTTTTTGCTTGGTCGTTAGCTGAGCCTGTTTCCCGGGGCCAGACGATAGCAGCATCTCTACCGGGAACTGATCGAACCCCTGTTCTATCTGCTTCCTGGTTAGCTTCTTTATCGGCTTCGCACTACCTGCTGCCCGGGCGTTGTCTTTTGTTTCTTGGTTCATGTTGCATGGGTACAAATTCGGACTACGCGAAGATACCATCCCCAGCCCGCGCGATCAATCCCCCTGTAACTTGTTACACCCACCAGACCCGCCCCAAAAAATATTTTCAAAAAGTGCTTGACATATTTTCTCGAACCTTCTGATAATGCAATACATGACGTCAACCGATGTCATGTGTAGCAACCTTCCTCTAGGAGAGAAACCATGTTGAAAGCTAAATTCACCCTGACCCGCAACGAGATCGAATTCTTCCTTGGCAAGGCCAATGAGGGTTCCGAGCGCGAGTACCCCTTCCTGGTCGAGCCCTGCAAATACGATGACAAGAGCACGATCGTTGTCGGCCACGCGCAGCCGATCATGTTCCTGATCGGGGCCGTTGCAAATGGTGGCCACGACTGCCTGTTGGATGTGTCCCGCCTCTGATGATTCAGCCTCTAGCCCTGCGAGCCAGGGTTAGGGGATGCACCATCGCATCGCTACTAACCGAAAGGGTTTCCATGAGCAAGTACAGACAACACTACACACCTGACCGGGTGGAATCCAAACGCCGCGCTGCGGTGGATTTCCTCCTCACCCTGGTGGCTGCAGCCGTGATCGGCATCATCCTGGCCTGGAGGGGTTGACCATGAGCCAACTTGTAACCTTCGAATCCATCGACATTGGCGAAAGATTCTTCGACCCCAACACGGCTGAGGATTTTTCCAAAGTATGCGGAAACGCTGCCGAACACCTGATTGGCGGGAATTACCACTCTGGACGCCTCATGACCTTTGACGATCACGAACTTGTCCAACCCATCAACAAGTAAAAAATCATGAACTACTTTGACTATGACCCCAATGAATCCGAGCGCGAAGAACTCGCTGCCCAGGTTGCATCCGAACGGCGCATCGCTCGCGCCTACCTTCGCAATCCTGACCCGCGTGACCCGGACTACCCGGGTGACCCCGAAGACTTCGGCGAGGAGAGTGACGAATGACCATCTACCTTGTGGCCTGTAGCGCCCGAAAGCTGCCCCACGCTGCCCCGGCTGCAGACCTGTACACCGGACAAGCCTTCAAGCTAGCGAGCGAGATAGCCAAGCTGCGCTCGAGCCGATGGGCAATCCTGAGTGCCAAGCATGGTCTGGTCGAGCCCGACACCCAGGTCGAGCCCTATGACCTTGCCCTGCGTGACGCAAGCCTGGACAAACGGCGCGCCTGGGGTGCCAGGGTATCCGCTGCCCTACACGCTCGCGGGTATCGCGGTGAGCGTTGCGTAATCCTTGCACCACGCGCCTACGTTGTGCCAATCCTGGCTGATCGCCTGGGCAGCAATATGTTCGAGCAGATCGACACACCCTTGCGCGGCCTGGGCATCGGGCAGCAACTGGGTTGGCTAGCGAAAGAACTTAACCAAGCAAAGCAACTTCAACTGATCGGAGAGTAAATCATGGGCTGGACATCATTTCAAATCCACAAGACCACCAAGACAATCGACATCCTTCGCAAAGAACTAGAGCAGGACGACCAGGGTAAGACCCGCGCCCGGTTCAAGCTGCTCGACGGAGTAATGCGCGGCAGCACCTTCTATGGCGTCATGGAATGGACGACCTGGGACACCAGTACCCCAGACGGCAGCGCCAGGGAGCGCGTAGGGGTGTACGGCATCGTTGTGACCACCGAGCGCAAGAACACATACCCGCGCAGCCAGTACGTTGACTTCTACTACAAGGACATGGATGAAGCCATGGAGCCGTTCTACTACGACTGCCCCATCCGGCTGCTCGACAAACTGGACAAGCTAGCCCCTGCCACCGAACCCGCTAGCGGGGCATACAAATGGCGCGCTAAGTGTCGCGAACACGCTGCCAAGCAAAACGAAAGCCGACGCGCACGAGCCGCTGCGCGCAATGCTCTCAAGCAATTCATCAACGACCACATTGTTTACGTTCAAGTAGGAGCCTGACCATGAAACCCTATACCGTTGAATTCAAACGCACCAGCTACGTCACGCTTTATATCGACGCCGAGAGTGCAGACCATGCCGAAGAACTGGCATGGCAAGAACTGCAATCTGGGGAAAGCTACGGCATTTCAGACGATGCCGACTGGGAAACCACCAGCATTGACGAATACAAGGTGAGTGCATGAACTTCCTGACCATCAAAAAATCAGCGAACCGCAAGACCGGGCCCATCCCAGTTACCTACGGTTCACGCAAAACCTGCCCGCCATCGTGCCCACACTACGAGGATGACTGCTATGGCGAAGACTTCCACACTAGCTTGGCCTGGAACCGGGTTGATCGTGATGGTGTCCCGCTGCCGGGGCTAGTCAACTTCATCCAATCCATGCCCGAGGGGCAGCTATGGCGCGATAAGGTTGCAGGTGACCTGCCTGGGGATGGTGAGCGCGTTGACCCTGCAGCCCTGGGCGAAGTGGTCAAGGCCAACATCGGGCGCAGAGGATTCACCTACACCCACAAGAAATCCCCCCAGGCTATCAAGTGGATACGCCACGCGAATGATTGGGGCTACACCATCAACCTATCGGCAGACGATGCGGGTGAAGCTGACGCCCTGGCAGACCTGCAAGCCGGGCCTGTAGTGTGCGTTGTGCCCATGGACACCCCGCCCAAGGCCACCACCCCTGCCGGGCGCAGCATCGTTGTCTGTCCCGCGCAGCTAAAGGACGATGTAACTTGTTACACCTGCCAACTGTGCCAACGCCGTGACCGAGCCGTGATCGTAGGGTTCCGCGCCCACGGCAGCAAGGCCAAGATCGCAGACGCCCGCGCGCGCAAAGTAATCCCAATCGCTAAAGGAGCCTGCCATGGATGATCCCTGCCTGGACGGACACGATGGGTATTCCTGGTGGGAGTATGACTACCAGGGAATCGAACTAGCCAAGGTGTGTGACCGTTGTGTCAAATTCAGGCTAGCCCAATACCGCCCCGAAATACTTGAGGGGTACAACCAATCAGACGTAGACGAACCAATCGAGGAGTAACCCATGAAAAAAATGCAAATGACCGGATTCAAAGAGAAGCAAGAAACCCAGGCTAACCAACACTTCTTCGCAGCTAGCGTGTTCACCTGGGCGCAGACAACACCCACCCGCGACCTACCTGCACTCATCAGGCTGATGGAACAAGAAGGCGCAGGGTACAACCTATTCCTAGTCCCGCTGCCGCACGATGCTGAGTACGAGATCAACTTCTTCCAACCCCAGGTTGAGGGAACTCAATGGCTAGGATTCTTCGACAAGAAGGGCAAATGACATGACCACGCTGACCGGACAACAAATCTTAGACTTCCGACTGCTGACCCTGCGTAAGGGGCTGCAGCTTGAGATCAAGGGGCTGCGCAAGACCGGGCGTAGCTGCTTTCAGATCATCAAATCCGAGTTTGGCCTCAAGGGTACCCGTCAACAGGTACTCGCTGACTTTGAGAAAATTCTGCAAGACAAGGGGATTCATAGCAATTGAGATAACGTAGCTGCCGCTGCCGGGGTTCCTAACCGAATCTCGGCATCGTTGAAATCCTCCCCAGGTTCACCATCGAGCCACACCCGGGAGGATATTTTTTTGGCTGCACGTATCCCGGTCGGGTCGTGATCAGCTATCACCAAGGGATTATCCATGCCCCTGGCCACTTCGATCATGTTACCCGCCGAGAAGCACACATGGATGCAGTACCGCTGCCGCAGGTGCCTGAGCACACGCCGCACCGACAGGCCAGTCGCAAACCCTTCGACGAGGATGTTCTGGCCCTTGTTGTTCAGCATGAGGCTAGCACCCTTGGTGACCTGCCCGGACAGGAAACGCTTGGTTCCATCGGCATCGATCAGCTGACAACCAACCAGCCGGTCGGCCACCCGCATCGGGAGCACGAGGCTACCGCGCCACACATACCCCTTATCCTCAAACCCCTTGCGGATGAGGTAAGGGTGCTGCATGAGGCTAGCCTGGTTGAGAATCCACGCGGCCTTGTTTGCTGCTGAAGCCTGGCGCTTGAGGCGTTCTTGCTCCATCTGCCTGCGCTTGGCTGCAGCCTGAGGGTCTGGCTTCCACGGCTCATCCGATCGATACAGAACGTGCTTGTCATGCACCGCAAAGTTGATCAGCGCACCCTCTCGGCATCCCAGATGTATGCGCCGTTACGTTTCTTCGGGTGATCGACAGTCGGTACTCTGACCCAGCGGTCTAGTATGAGGCTATCGATCATCAACCCATGCTGCTCGGCAAACTGCTGAAAGTTCACAGGTTCGTCCCTTTTCTCATGCGCCGGGCGACTTCAACATTCACACGCCACAGAGCCAAGGGGTAGGAACGCACCTCGCCGTCCGCCCAGGTAACGTGAACCATCGAGTTATCAGACCACCAACACCCAAACAGCGTGCGATAGCTCGGGCTTTGTGAATACATGTGATAACCGCTGCCATCCCTGCATGAGATGTCGGTCAGCACCATGATGCCCCCGTTGTCGTTGTTCATGGTGGCCACGGTATCGGCCAGGACTGGCGACACGGCCAGGATCAGAGATAAGAATAGCTTTTTCATTGTGCCCTCGCTTTTGCCCACGCGATATTGCGTGATTGAATCCATCTAACAGTCTTTTGCTCAATCGGTACGGGAACCTGCTGCAGCCCCCTCGGCCAGACATTGAACTTCTCTTTGTACTTGTGCGCTACCCAACCATCCTTGTACCCGCGCATGCGTGAGTAGTAGAGAAGCTGGCTGTAGAACTGTTGCTGTTCGGTGCGGAAGTTACCCATGCCCGCCCCCAGCTCTTGGAGCTCGCCTGCAACGGAGGCTACCCCGCGCAAAGGACGCTCATGCCCACACGATCCGCAGACGTTGGACTTCCAGACCCACAAAGCACCGCAGCCTGGACACTTGGATTCTTTCTTTTCTTTCTCTGTTGGTTCTTTCTTGGCCTTCTCCCCTCCTTCGTTTAGCTCGGTTACGCCTTCGTTAAAGATCTGATCCCAGTCTTTCTGGAACCGCAGGTAATTGCCTGAGTGATCAAGCCACACGCCGTGCGTCTTGCCTGGTGACGGACGCATGATCCGCCCCATCTGCTGGACGTGCGAGCTGAAAGACTTGGAGAACGGCCGCGCAGACACGCCTATAAGCACGTCAGGCACGTCAAATCCCCGAGTCAGTATGTCCGTGGCTATCAACCCATGGATGGTCGAGTCAGGCTTTGAGAACTCCTCAATGGCCTCACGCTTGAACTCGTCCTCTTCCAGGTATGAGATCGAGACAAAGTTAAACCCGCGCTCCTTGAACTGGCGCTCGAGATCCTTGCCATGAGCCACACCCGCACAGAACACCACAGTCTTGACGGCCTTGTTGAATAGCCTGAAGGTCTGCTTGACCCACTCGTCAACGATATCGCCCGTGATCTTCATGCCGCGCTCGGTCACCTGGTCCTGCGCCCACTCGCCAGCAACCTTGGTCACCCCGGTCATGTCGATCTCTTTGGCAATGAACACCCTGAGAGGCGTGAGCCAGCCATCCCTGATCAGCTCACCCGTAGCCTTGGCCCCGACGATATTGGTATAGACGTTGCCCAGGCCCTTGGTGAAAGGCGTTGCCGTGAGCCCGATAACCTTGAGGTCAGGGTTTGCTTTGATGAGCTTGACGATACTGGCGCGCTGCACATGGCACTCATCGATGATGAGAAGATCTATGTCTAGCTGCTTTGCCCGCTTCTCAAGGGTCTGTGCGCTCACGATCTGGATACGCTCGTGAGGCTTGTACCGCCAGTGGTCTGCCTGCATCACACCGTGGTCTATCCCATATGAGGATAGCCTGGCTGACGTTTGGTTGACCAACACAATGCGGTCTAACATCATGGCCGTGCGCTTGTACTTTCTAGATACCTCGCGCATGATGGCCATGGCTACTTCAGTCTTTCCAAAACCCGTTGGGGCATAGAGCAACTGGCACCGATGTCCTTCGTTAAAGCCGACATCGATCTTGTCCACCACGTCTTGTTGGTGGGGCCTGAGTGAAAGCATTCAATTCTCCTACCGGGAAACCGCCCGGCTTCGGGTTTAAGCTGCCTGACGTTCTGCCTTTTCTGCGCGGCGCTTCCAATACTGGACTTGCTTGATAGCCTCTGCGGCCTTGTTCTGGAACTCGTTGCGGGACTTGGTGACGGATGCCAGCTCACGCTCGAGCTGCTTGACCTGATCACGCAACTCCTCGATGGTCTGTTCCACCTCGGCCTTGGCTTCGTCTGAGTCATCCATGCTTTGGATGGCCAGCTTGTCCTTGAGCTTGGCGTTCTCCTCAGCGATAGCCTGCATCTCTGTGGCCAGCTCCTGGATCTTGTCGTCATCGGTCAGGGCCTGCTCACCCAGGACTGGGGAGGCTGGTGCCGGCTTGATGCTGGGCTTGGGAGGGGGAGGGGCGGGCAGCGATTCCTTCTTGCTGAGCTCGCGCTGCTTCTTGATGCGGCCCACAGTCATCGATGAGACCTTGCAGATCTTGGCTATGTTGCGATCGGTTTCC